AAAATAAAACAACTCAACAAAACATAATCGAAAATCGCTTAAACCATATCTTGCATATTGTTCACAGCTTTTGATTATACTAGTTATCAATTTTTACACATTATTTGCAACTTTTCAATCACTTAAGTAACAAGCTCATCAAAATGTCAACATTAGTTTGCCAAGCAGTTGCAGCACCGGTTTGGTCAAATGGAGCCAGGACAAGGCGTATCAGGGATGCAGATGGTGAGTACAGGTGTACTCAGTGTGACATGGGTTTCGATTCTATGACCATGGCGCGTCCTGTGAATCATTGCTGTGATGGGATCATGATTGACGAGTATAATTTGTATGACGACGATCCTATTATGCATTTGGTTGATTCCAAAACACCAATCAAGCGGGGTTCGCAAGAGACTGAAGGTGATGGAATGGCAGCTGAAGCCATTAAGGTAACTGGAGCTGAACCAGTTAATTGCTTCATGGTTGGAACTATTAAATGCAAAATCAATGAGAATTCAATTGTGGCAAAAGGCGTTATGGCTGCCATCCCAAGACAGCTTACTCAGGATGAGGTTTTCATGCGGAAAGCTAGATTGCAGGCAGCTGTTGCGAAATCGACAATTGAAAGAGAAGAGAAGGAAAGGCAATTTGCATTTAGCAAGCTAGAAGAGAAACTCCGGGCTAGGCGTGAAAAACTGAAAGATGGTATAGTTATCAAAACTAGGAAAGGATTGGAGTGGAGAGAAGCAACACCGAATCAGCAGAGAGGAAAATTGCAATCAACCTCTTTCGATGCCTCTGGAGGGAAAACATTGACACCCCACACTATCTACTGTAAAACCAAATCATCGAAATTCTCAAACGGAGGTGTGAAATGCGCAACATCGAAGAAAATGAGGACTGTCAGAAAACCACAGAGTTTAAAAATGAAAACTGAATCCATAGATGTGCTAATCGAGCAGGTCATGACCATTGCAGGAAAGCATGCAAAACAAGTAACTTTGATTGACAAACAGAAAACCAACAGAGTCTGGATAAGGCGAGTAAATGGAGTCCGTTTATTGCAAGTTGAAACGAAGCATCATAAAGGGATTATCAGCCAAAAAGACGCTTCTCTGAACAATCTTACAAAAAGAGTTGCTAGACATTTTGCAAGGAAAACAGCATATATACACCCATCAGACAGTATCACACATGGACACAGCGGAGTCGTCTTCTTGCGCGCGAACATCAGTGGCAGCAAGTCATACAGTATTGATGACTTATTCGTTGTTAGGGGCAAAAGAAATGGGAAATTAATGGAAAGCCGTAACAAAGTTGCGTGGCGCAAGATGTTTCAAATTGACCACTTTTCTATTGTTGGAATCAAGATTTGGAACGCTTTCGATGCAGAATATGTTAAATTGAGAGATGAGTCTGTTAGTGACCATGACTGTGTTGGAGGAATCACACCAGAAGAATGTGGCATTCTTGCTGCACAAATATTACGTGTTTTCTACCCTTGTTGGCGCATAACTTGTACGAAGTGCATTTCGAACTGGTTGAGTAAACCAACAAGTGAGCAGATCGAACACATTTATGAGCGAGGGAACTTAGCCATACAAGATTTGAATAAAAGAATTCCATCAGCACATCATGTAACTCAGATGGTTGAACTCCTACGTCAGAGGATCAAAAACACAACATTTGACATGGGAAACAACACCAAAGTTCACGAATTGATCGGCCACCGACAAGATGGAGTTTTCAGGCATTTGAACCGACTCAACAATAGTATTTTAGCGGCAAATGGTTCAAGCACAATTGAGTGGGAAAGCATGAATGAGAGTCTATTAGAGTTAGCGCGCTGGCATAACAAGCGAACTGAATCTATAGCAAGTGGAGGTATTTCTAGCTTTCGGAACAAAATATCTGCCAAAGCCCAAATCAATTTTGCACTAATGTGTGATAATCAACTGGACACAAACGGAAATTTTGTTTGGGGCGAACGTGGCTACCATGCAAAGCGTTTCTTTTCTGAGTTTTTCACGAAGATTGATCCGAAGGATGGATACTCTCATCACACTGTTAGGGCCACACCAACAGGAGTCAGGCACCTAGCAATTGGAAATCTGATCATTCCAGGGGATCTACAGAAATTAAGAGAGAAACTTGAAGGGGTGTCAATCACAGCAGTGGGCATCTCGGAGAAGTGTGTTAGCAGACGGAATGGTGACTTTGTGTATCCTTGCTCATGCGTGACATCTGAGAACGGAAAACCAGTTTTGTCAGATGTTATTTTACCTACAAGGAATCATTTGGTTATTGGGAATACAGGGGATCCAAAGTTAGTTGACTTACCCAAAACTGAAACTGGTAGGATGTGGATTGCAAAAGAGGGATATTGTTACATAAACATATTCTTCGCAATGCTTGTGAACGTCAGCGAAAAGGACGCCAAGGATTTCACAAAGTTTGTTAGGGATGAAATCATGCCACAGCTTGGGAAATGGCCAACAATGATGGATGTAGCAACTGCTTGCTATAAATTAGCAATAATCTACCCTGATGTTAGAGATGCCCAGCTGCCGAGAATTTTGGTTGATCACTCAGAACAAATCTTCCATGTGATCGACTCGTATGGTTCCATGACTACAGGTTATCATATCTTAAAAGCAGGAACAGTTTCTCAGTTAATAAGTTTTGCGCATGGTGCATTGTTGGGTGAGATGAAAATGTATAGAGTTGGAGGCACTCAGAAAATGGAAATTAATATGTGTTGCTGTCAGAGGAAAAACCTACTCATCAAACAGTTGATACGAGCCATTTACAGGCCAAAACTATTGACGGAAATTATTGAGACAGAGCCATTTGTGCTCATGCTTGCTATCGTGTCTCCGTCTATTCTAAAGGCAATGTTTCGGAGTGGAACTTTCAACCAGGCAATCAAGTTCTACATGCACAGATCGAAGCCAACAGCACAAACACTTGCATTTCTTGAAGCATTATCTGAGAGAGTGAGTAGATCAAGGGTTCTGAGTGAACAATTCAACATCATTGATGGCGCTTTGAAAGAGTTGAAATCATTAGCCAACATGAGTATGAGAACACAACACACGTATCCTATCGTGCAAAATCAGTTGGACATCATGATTGAGAGGGTTAGCGCTGATGCAGAGCTATTGCGGGATGGTTTTGTTGTCAGTAAAGGAAGAGTCCAGGCTCTAATTGAAAAAAACTATCAAGACGACCTGAGAAATTCCTTCACAGACTTGCCATATGTACAACAATTGCAACAAACTATGTCATTTTCAAGAGTGAAGCATGGTTTTGGAGAATTGTGCGAAAGCAAAGACTTGAGCTTTTCCAAGGAAGCATGGATGGGGCATTTGAGCTCATTTTCGGCAGGAGGCAAACAGATCATCCGCTTGGCGCGCACAAAGTCGCAGCAGATGTTAGCAAGTGGTGGTAGACGGGTCACATTAGCCGCAAGGAACATCACAATGCGCATGGTCACAGCAACGTTTTCAGAAATCATGAAATTTGTGAACATGTTGTTGGTTCTTAGTATGATTTTCAAGTTGTGGAAGCAAGCCAATACCTTGCTCGAGGAGAGAGAAAAAGACAAGTGGGAGAAGTTTGACAGGAGTCAGAATGAACTTAGGAGGCAATTAAGGTACACTTTGTGGCGCTTTGAAGCACAGGAAGGTAGGCAAGTCACACGAGAAGAGTTTTTTGATTATCTCAAATATAATGAGGGCATTGAAAATCGGCATGAGTTGATTAATGAACTAATTGCTAACCAACCATTGTTTAGCATTCAAGCTAAGAAACATGGAGAAATCCGGTTCGAACAAACGGTTGCATTGATGGCATTGTTGGCAATGATGTTTGGCTCTGATAGGAGTGATGCTGTATTTTCAACATTATCAAAAGTTAGAACAATTTTTACAACAATGGCGCAAGAAGTTAGATGTCAGAGTATTGATGATATTCATGATGTTTTCGATGAGAAAAAGGCTACAATTGATTTTGAGCTTGCAACAGATCAACCCGCGCAAGTACAGATGGATAAAACTTTTTGTGAATGGTGGCAAAATCAGATGGAGCAAAATAGAACAGTACCACATTATAGAACTGGAGGGAAGTTCATTGAATTCACACGCAGCAATGCAGCAAGTGTGGCAAATGAAATAGCACACACACCAGACTTCTCAGAATACTTAATTAGGGGTGCAGTTGGTTCAGGTAAATCAACGGGTTTACCATGCTACCTAAGTGCAAAGGGTAGAGTTCTTTTATTGGAGCCAACTAGACCATTGACGGAAAATGTTTGTGCACAGTTGCGTGGGTCACCATTTCACAAAAGCCCAAGCATGTCTATGAGAAATGGGCATACTTTTGGGTCGACACCAATACATGTTATGACAACTGGTTATGCGCTTCATTTCTTTTGCAATAATGTTGAGAGAATACGAGAGTATGATTTCGTCATATTCGATGAGTGCCATGTTATTGATTCAAGTGCCATGTCATTTTACTGTGCATTGAAAGAGTATTCGTACCAAGGAAAGATTCTTAAGGTTTCAGCAACACCACCAGGAAGGGAAGTGGAATTCAAGACACAATTTCCGGTGACCATCGCGACTGAGGATTCACTTTCATTTGACCAATTTGTTCAAGCACAGGGTAGTGGAGCCAATTGTGACATTCTTAAGAAGGGGCACAATATTCTCGTGTACGTGTCAAGTTACAATGAAGTAGACAGGCTTTCAAAACTACTTGTTGATAGAGGCTTTAAGGTTACAAAGGTTGATGGACGCACGATGAAACTTGGTGGTGTCGAGATAAATACAAGTGGCACAGCAGAGAAACCACACTTCATCGTTGCAACAAACATCATAGAGAATGGTGTAACGCTTGACATTGATGTAGTTGTGGATTTTGGCGTTAAAGTTGTTGCAGAATTAGACGCAGACGCTCGGACCATGAGATACAACAAACAGGCAATCAGTTACGGTGAGCGGATTCAAAGATTAGGACGAGTTGGAAGACTTAAAGATGGGCATGCACTAAGAATTGGACACACAGAAAAAGGGATAACCGAAATACCTGTAGCCATAGCAGTTGAATCAGCTTTTCAGTGCTTTGCATATGGTCTACCAGTGATGACTAGTAATGTTTCAACTAGCATTATTGGCAACTGTACTGTGAAGCAAGCACGAACAATGATGAATTTTGAACTTTCTCCTTTCTTCACAGTTGAGCTTGTGAAGTATAACGGAACAATGCATCCAGAGATACACAAGATTTTGGTACCATATAAGTTGCGTGATTCATCTATGCAGCTGTGTAAGGAAGCAATACCAAATAGTGGAGTTTCAAGGTGGCACACAGCACATGAGTACATCAGTCATGGAATAGTTTTGGAGACACTCAAATCAGACGTCAGAATTCCTTTTTATCTGAAAGGAGTGCCGGAGAAGGTGTATGAAAAGATATGGAATGCAGTTTGTGTGTTCAAATCTGATAGCGGATTCGGAAGAATGTCAACTGCAAGTGCGTGCAATGTTGCATACACACTCAAAACAGATCCACTGTCAATCACACGAACAATTGCGCACATAGATGCGCTCTTAATTGAAGAACAAGAGAAGAAAAGTCAGTTTGATCTCATGAGTTCACACGTTACTAACTCATCAAGCATATCGCTCGCAGGTTTAGTCAACAGATTGCGTAGTAAGTGGATGGTCGATCACAGTGGTGAGAACATTGTCAAACTGCAAAACGCACGCTCCCAACTGCTTGAGTTTAGAGGCATGGATATAAATTTGGATGATGTTGAAAGTTTTAGAAAGTTTGGTTGTGCTGAGACAGTGCGTTGTCAGAGTAAATCAGAAGTTTCTAAAACACTGCAGCTTAAGGGTAAATGGAACAAACCGCTCATTACAAGTGATTTCTTCGTTGTTTGTATGGTGAGCATTGGATGTGTAGTTTTGATGTACCAAATTTTTATGGCTAAGTGGAACGAACCCGTTAAACTTGAAGGGAAGTCGAAAGCTAAAACTTTGCGTTTTAGACAGGCTCGCGACAACAATGCCAAGTATGAAGTGTTTGCAGATGAAGACACAAAACGCCATTATTTTGGTGAGGCATACACAAAGAAGGGCAAGAAAAGTGGTAAGGCACGAGGGATGGGTGTGAAAACAAAGAAGTTCGTGAATGTGTATGGTTTTGATCCATGTGAATATTCCCTTGTTCGATTCGTTGATCCACTCACTGGGTTGACTTATGATAGACACCCTATGGAACACATGATGGACGTGCAGGAGACTATAGGTGATGATCGCAGGGAGGCCATGTGGAACGATGAACTCGATAAACAATTGTTTGTGACCAGACCCACAATTGAAGCGTACTATATAAAAGACAAAACCACGCCAGCACTCAAGATCGATTTGAACCCTCACAATCCAATGAGGGTCTGCGATAAAGCTGAAACTATTGCTGGATTCCCAGAACGTGAATTCGAATTGAGACAATCTGGCTCTGCAACATTAGTTCCATACAGTGAAGTACCAGTGCAAAACGAGAAACAAGAATTTGACGAGGAGCATGTGCGAACGGAGGCAGCGTCGCTACATTTTGGCTTGCGCGACTACAATCCAATTGCGCAAGCCGTGTGTAGAATAACAAACACAGGGGTCGATTATGACCGATCAATCTTTGGCATCGGATTTGGTCAGTTTTTAATCACAAATGCGCATTGCTTTAAGTTAAATGAAGGGGAAACAAGAATTGTGTCAAGGCATGGGCAGTTTACCATTGAGAAGACACATAGCTTACCAATCCATCAAGTGAAGGATAAAGACATGGTCATAGTCCGGTTGCCAAAGGATTTTCCACCATTCCCGCAAAGATTACAATTTCGAGCTCCCCAGGAAAGAGAGAAGATCTGTCTTGTTGGTAGTAATTTCCAGGAAAAGAGCATTCAAAGTGTTATCACCGAATCATGCATGACCTTCAAACACAATGGTGGGAAATACTGGAAACACTGGATAACGACGAAAGAGGGTCACTGTGGACTTCCTGCTGTTGCACTCAAGGATGGGCATATAGTAGGAATTCACAACCTGGGTGGTGAGAACACGAACATAAACTATTTCACACCTTTTGATGCAGATATACTAGATAAATATTTATTGAATGCGGAGGCGTTGCAGTGGACAAAAGGATGGAAGTACAATAAAAACAAAGTTTGTTGGGGAGGTTTGGAGCTACTAGATGATAACGAACCTGAGGAAAGTGGTTTGTTCAGGATGGTAAAGTTACTAAAGAGTCTCGAAGAAGATGGCGTTAGAACTCAAAGCAGGGATGACGCATGGCTAGAGAAAGAGATTAAAGGAAGTTTGAAAGTGGTTGCCCGCTGCCCAGGACAATTGGTTACTAAGCACGTGGTAAAGGGTCCATGCGCCATGTTTCAGTTGTACTTGGAGCTACATGAAGACGCAAAATCTTTCTTCACACCTCGGATGGGCAGTTACGGGAAGAGTAGGCTTAGCAAAGGCGCATTCATTAAGGATATAATGAAATACTCAAGCAATACTGTTGTTGGTAATGTTGATTGCGATGTCTTTGAGAACGCAATTGACAATGTGGAGAAAATCTTATGGAAGGCAGGGATGATGCAGTGTGAGTATGTGACAGATGCAGAGGCTATTTTTCAGAGTTTAAATATGAATGCAGCTGTCGGTGCCATGTATCAGGGCAAGAAGAAAGACTATTTTGAGGATTTCACAGCCGCCGATAGAGAGCTCATAGTGAAGCAAAGTTGTGAGAGGTTATTCCTTGGCAAGAAAGGGGTGTGGAATGGTTCTTTGAAAGCAGAGCTGAGACCTATAGAAAAAGTGCATGAGAATAAAACAAGAACTTTCACAGCAGCTCCGCTTGACACACTACTTGGTGGTAAGGTCTGCGTGGATGACTTCAATAATTTCTTTTATTCATGTCATCTTAGGGGGCCATGGACCGTAGGAATCACGAAGTTTTACGCTGGGTGGAACGAATTCCTAAGCAAGCTACCTGACGGTTGGCTGTATTGTGACGCGGATGGCTCGAGATTTGATAGCTCTCTGACACCGTACCTTATCAATGCTGTGCTAGAGTTAAGATTAAGGTTTATGGAAGAGTGGGATGCTGGCGAGCAAATGTTGAAGAATCTTTACACAGAAATCATTTACACTCCAATAGCAACACCAGATGGCTCAGTCATAAAGAAGACGAAAGGAAATAATAGTGGACAACCATCAACAGTTGTTGATAACACATTGATGGTGATTCTTGCTATGCAGTATAGCCTACAGCTACTTGGAGTAGATTTTGAAACACAGGATGAAGTCGTTCGCTATTTTGCAAATGGTGATGATCTATTGATAGCTGTGCGGCCAGACTGTGAGTTTGTGCTCAAAGGCTTGGAGATACATTTCTCTAATCTGGGGTTAAATTATAACTTTTCTGCGCGGCACCATGACAAGAAAGATGTTTGGTTTATGTCAACAAGAGGCATTTTGAGAGATGGAATTCTGATACCAAAACTTGAAGAAGAACGAATTGTTGCAATTTTGGAATGGGATAGAAGTAGAGAATTTTCACATAGGCTTGATGCCATATGTGCAGCAATGATTGAAGCTTGGGGTTACGACGAGCTTTTGCAGCATATTCGGAAATTCTATTATTGGTTGTTAGAACAGGAACCATACAGGAGCATAGCTCAGGAAGGAAAAGCACCATACATCGCGGAGACAGCGCTTCGGCACCTGTACACAAATGCCATGGCAACACAAAGTGAACTTGAGAAATACACGGAAGCAATCAATCAGCATTACAATGATGAAGGTGGCGATGGATCAATCAAGGTTCGATTGCAAGCTGGTGACGAAACCAAGGATGATGAAAGAAGAAGGAAAGAGGAGGAGGACAGAAAGAAAAGAGAGGAGAGTATCGATGCGAGCCAGTTTGGTTCGAATCGTGACAATAAGAAAAACAAAAATAAAGAGAGTGACACACCAAACAAATTAATAGTGAAGTCTGATCGAGATGTTGATGCAGGATCTTCAGGCACAATCACAGTACCAAGGCTTGAAAAGATCTCAGCAAAGATTAGGATGCCAAAACACAAAGGCGGAGTGGCTATCAGCTTGCAACATTTAGTTGATTACAATCCAGCACAAGTTGACATTTCAAACACTCGAGCAACGCAGAGCCAGTTCGATAACTGGTGGAGGGCAGTGTCGCAAGAGTACGGGGTTGGAGACAATGAAATGCAAGTTTTGGCAAGTGGTTTGATGGTATGGTGCATTGAAAATGGAACATCGCCTAACATAAATGGGATGTGGACAATGATGGACGGGGAAGAGCAGGTTGAGTACCCCCTAAAGCCAGTGATGGATAATGCGCGTCCAACTTTCAGACAGATAATGGCGCATTTCAGTGACGTAGCGGAGGCGTACATTGAAAAGAGAAACTCAACAGAGGTGTACATACCCAGGTACGCTCTACAACGCAATTTAAGGGACCCGAGTCTTGCAAGATATGGTTTCGACTTCTACGAAATCACAGCAAAGACACCTGTGAGGGCAAGAGAGGCACACTTTCAGATGAAAGCAGCAGCAATCAGAGGAAAATCCAATAGCCTATTTGGCTTGGATGGGAACGTTGGGACACAGGAGGAGAACACGGAGAGGCACACAGCAGAAGATGTCAATCAGAATATGCACAATCTTCTCGGAATGAGAGCCATGTAATCCGTATGTATTTTTAGTACTGTCATACATTTTCGTTAAATTTCAGTGTGTCTTTGACACCATGTTTAATAGCATTATGTATTCTAGGGTTCTATTATCATCAATTCCATAGTGAGTCTTTGACTTCGGTTTGGTGGCAGTAGGGCTTTCTGGAGAAAAG